AGATCCATTTCCAAAAGTTGCAGATCCATTCCAGTTGTTAGTTTGTAAACTAGATGTATTAAAGCATGCTAATAATGCTGTCCATGTAATACCAGAATTAAATGTATTAGTTACTGCTACCTGTTCGCCGTATGGGTTTGTAGCACCAGCCAAACCAGTATGAGTATGTGAAACGCTTATTGCAGTTGTAAAACTTGATAAATTATAATCTAGTATTAAAACATCTTTATTTGATCCAGATGAAACCGCTTCGTAATGAAATCTAAAACGCTGTCCAGCTGGATTAAAAGATGCCCCGTTGTCAGCTAATTCAAAAACCAATTCGCCTTGATCTAATGCAACAGTATTGCCATAGATGCCCCAACTGTCATTTGTTGCCATTACCTGTTGAATTGCGTATGTTGTGCCGCCTACAGTATTGTTTGCTGGTAAATTTATGTCACCGTTGGTTACATAAACATTTGCGTCAATTGTTATATCACTACCAGACTGAGTTATTTTGCTATCCCCTACAGCTGTCCCTGTTGGGGTAAACATTGCAATTGTATTTATAGTGCCGCCGCCTGTTATTGTGCCGCTTCCAGCTGATCCAACAGCTATTTGAACCCAAGTGCTGCCAGTGTCCCGATATATTCCATAAGGACTGGCAATATCTATAAAGATCCTTCCAGCAATGCCAAAATTTGGGCGAAGCGCTAAAGTGTCAGAATAGAACATGGGGGTTCCTTTCTGGTTGAGTATGGAAAGATCTAGTGTTATCATTATCGAAATAATTTTCTTATTACTGTACAAAGGTTACCTGTGCTTACTAATGTGCTGAAAGTAAGTATGTATATTGTCGTATCTATTTCACCATTATTTCCACTAATTCGCAAAGATTGATTAGGCAATAATTCTACATCCATTATTGTAAAATTAGTGGTGCCTGAATTGATAAATGTAATATCGTTACAATTACTTTCTATATTTTGTGAAGTATAAAAAACTTTTGTTTCTATATAAAACTTTTGAAAAGCACGCCCCGTTGACTTAGATAAGCTGTTTTCCTGATCATAGCGCTGCCTATCATTTAACTGTTGTTGAAACTTAATTTTAGCTTCACTTTGTTCATATAACTTTAAATGTTCAGGCTTATTCATATAAATATTTTTTAAAAAGTATCAGGGAATTGCCCTACAGCTTTTTTCTTTTTGAATAACTTTTTTACAATAGGTGCCGCCTTTTGAAATATTGTTTTTACATCAATAGGTTTTTTATTAAATTCCTGTTCGCTTATTTTTGTTGGCTCAGGTACAGTTATTGTGTAGCCTTTCTTTTTAGTTTTGCTCATATATATAAAATAATAAGCAGCGCCACCAATAAGCAAATATGTTAAAAGTGCTTTGTTTTTCATTTTTTTGTTTTTATATAAGACGTTAAAACATAAGCACCAATTAAACCAAAAAATACAAATTTGCCATATTTTTCAAAATAATATGCAAACTGTCCTTTTTGTTGTATTATTTCCTGTTCATCTTGTGCTTGTTGTATTTGAATTTCTTTTTTTATATCAGATGTTACAACAAAATTACTAGGGGCAAATAATATATAATAAAATGATTTACCAGACCGTTGAAATTGTAGCCAAATTCCATTTGGTTTTTCAAGATAACTATAAACAGTTCCTGTTCTTCCATTTACTGGAATTGTGAACAGGACTTTGTTTGGTTTTTCAGGAAAATTAAATGCTGGTAACATTTTTTTTGTTACCAAATTTTTGCCAATTAGTTTACTTACTTCAATTCCCATTTTATTTTCTTAACATTTTAAGAAGAAAGTTAAATTGTTGTTTGTCATTTAAAGCCATTTCTGCAAGTAAAAGTAAATCATCACCCAAATTTGCGTCAAACTGCTTTAATATTTCAATTGCTTCATCAATTTTTGCATCTTGATCTGTTGCGACATCCACAACACCAGCGACGTTTGTAACTTTTGTAGTTGGCATAAACATTCCTGTTAATTGTTGTATAAGCATATTTTGAATTGCTGGGTTTTTCATAAAACCAGCTAATCCGCCTTCTTCTGGTTCTTCTTCTTCTTCTTCATCTTCTTCATCCAACTTCATTTGCAATGCTGCAATTTGACTTTTTAAGCTGTTTAATTCACCAAGCAATGCAGTATTTTGATAATTGCCCATTTGTTGCGGCTGGTATGGCTGCAAAGATTGACGTTTATTTAATTGAAAAGAAATACTATTTACATCTTCAATTTTTTTACCCTTTTTTTCCAGCATTGCAATACAATATGTATTTGTGTTTTCTGGATTAGAAAGTAATGAATTTAAAGCGTCTTGCAATTGTTCCCTACCCATGTTTTTATCATCACCAGTGTAAGTGTATCTACAGCTTTTTGGATCTACTTTATGACCTACATAAACGCTATAACCAGCTTGATCATAACCATCATAGTATGATAAAACAGCTTCCGCATTATGTAACTCTGGTTGATAACTTGCCATGATATTATTAATTAAAGGTGAAAAGAAAGTGGCTAATTAAGCGTAATATACACCAAAACAAACACTGAAATTAGAAGTTGTTATACTTGAATACGCAACAGGGCTTTGTATGTATGATTTACTCCATTGTACTTGCTGACCAGCAAATGGGGTAATATTATACACCCAAGAACTAGATGCCGTTGTTGTTCCCTGTGGGTTCAATGATAATACCGGTATGCGCGATACACTTTCTTTGTCATTGTAATATAGTACCAAATAAGTATTTTTTAAATTTGCAATTGACAACAAAGGATTACCTGATAAAATTGAATTAGTAATAGTATCAGTTGTAAAACAAACTAAATTCAACAAAGAAACAAATCTAAGTTGTGGCTGATCAGGAAAAAAGAATTTTGTGCCAGTGCTGCTTTGTGGTACAACAGCTTCAACGAATTCGAAATTTTGAACTTTTGTCATTGTTTGACTTTTATGTTAAAATAAAAAAAAGGGGGTTCTATATTTAACGTGCCAGCCCCCATTGCATTGCTTATAAATTAAAACTAGCGAACACTTGTAACATTTTGTCCAAGTATGCCCCTAAAAATTACAACAATTCTTGGTGCAGTTGATGCTTGCAAAGTTCCTATAGCAGCTGGAAGATCCAAAGTAACAACGTTATTTTTAGATCCTACAAAAACGATATTTGGCTCACATGGATAATATCCAAAATCAGTAGCATCGTTTTGATCTATAGTTGTTGCCGTACTTGCAGCACCTTGCTGAGTTTGTGGAACATACAAATGTCTGTAAAGATCCCAAGAAGGAACAATTTGCTTATTATTTACAGTTACACTCATTTTACCGTTGTATAAATTATACAATGCAGCTGAAGCACCAGAAGTACTAAAAGCTGTAGTGTTTGGATAAGTATACAAAGGAAATGAAGTAGTAGTTGAAGCCGCTGGAATTGAAACAAAAATTCCAATTGAAGAAACAACAAAAGCATCTTGCAAATTCAACAAATTGTTTGTTGTGTATGCGTTGCCTTGCTGAGTGTTAATCAAAATTGGAATTTGATAAGAAGTAACCGAAGTTGACATTGCAACTTCAGATCTGATATAAGATTGAGATAAAACTGCTTGCTGTATTGAAAAACCAGCATTTTGAATAAGGGCTTTTGAATTGTCAAAAACTAGCCTTGCGCCGTGTTGAGTAGCCATGTTATTTTTTTTTAAATTTTAGTAATTATATTCTTCTTCCATTCCAGCAATAACGCTAAGGTTATCTTGAGAATATCCAGCAATTACGCTGAGATCATCACCAGCCATAACAGAAACAGGAATGTCCATACTTGAGTCAATAGCACCAAGTACGTTTGTTGCTTGCAACAATCCAAGACCACCAGCGGCAATCATACCATCACCAATTGATTTACCAAAATTACCCTTTAACAATTTAGGGAAGAGAACACCCAATGCAATTACACCAGCGCTTTTAATTTTTGGATCAAGGTTTGGTAAAATTTTTGGTGAACTTGTCAAAATTCTAGCACCTACAGCACCAGCAACCAAGCCAGCAGCATTCATAATAAAACCTTTACCTAGTGCGCCCATTTGACTACCTGAACGGCGACGGCGAGGGGCTGCCTTCTTTTTTTTCTCTTTAGTCTGTTTAGCCATTTTAATAAATTTTATTTTTTTTTGTGGAACACTATTCCAAGACGTTTATATAATATTAAATACTTTTTTTCAATGTGCTTTGTAAAGCTTTCAAGTATCTTTTGTTATGTGGTATAAAACTTAGTTTTAAAGTTTTTATATCATACATAAGATTTTCTTTATTTACTTTATTTTTTGATTTTTTATAAGCAACTTGTAATCTTTCTAACAATTCAGATTGATCTAAAATAATTCTTTTAGTTTCTTCAATTTCTTTCATTGTTTTATTTCTTATAGCATCAACGCCACTTATTACCCTAATATTTACATTATGGCTTTTTGTGTCTTTATGACTTCCAGTAATTTTTTTAGTAGCTGCTTTCTTTTTTGGTGCTGCTTTTTTTGCAACAACTTTTTTTACAGCTGCTTTTTTCTTAAGTGCGGCCTTCTTTTTTGGTGCTGTTTTCTTAACAGCTGCTTTTTTCTTTGGGGCTGCTTTCTTTTTTACTGCACCAACTTTTTTACCGTATACATGGGCAAAAGCTTCTTTTAAGCTTACACCTGTTTTGGTTCTGTATGCAATTGCTTTTGAAAATTTTTCTTTTGCTGCTTTTTGTGCTGCTGTCATAATATTATTATTAAAGGTGAAAAGAAAGTGTTATTTTTTCTTAGTAATAAAATAAATAACCAATCCACCACCAATTAAGTAAGGTAAATAATTCATTTTTGTTTTGCTGGGCATTTCCGCACTGTCAACAATTGTTTCAACGCTTTTATTAAAATCTTGTGCTTCTGATTTTTGTTTTTCCTGTTGTTTGTCAACAATATTTTGCACTTGTTTTGCTAATATCTGTTTTGCGCTGTCCCCAAGCTCTTTAGCATCAATTCCTAAACTAGCAAGAAATTGCGCAACTTTAACAAGTATAGGCGTTGCAGCTGTAACTGTAACCGCTGTTGCCGCTTCCACTACACCGATTTGACCTTCTGAAGGAAAATAAACATCCATTCCTAGCAATCTTCTTTTTACGGCACCCTGTTCCACTTTTCGCAAAAGTTCGTTTGTATTTCCGCCTAGATTATTCCAAAAATCATTTACTTTATTTTTGTTGTTAACAAATGCCTGTTTAAGCTTTGTTGCCAATCCTGTAAAGTTTAAGCCAACCAACAAAAGAAACGCCCCGCGTGCTGGTGCCAGTGCTACTTTAACAATTATCTTTTTGGCTGGTGCTTTTGTAATTCCTGTAGTATCTATTTTAGCTGTTGCGGCTGGCTTTGGTTTTTTGGTAAATATTCCAGAAACACTATATAAACTCATTTTTGGGCTTTTATCAATTTTATGAAAATATGTTTTTCTTTCGTTAAAACTAAATAGCACAGGATCAACAAAAACTTCATTCCCCTGATCATCTATTACTACTGCAAAAGTATGATGGGGTATTTCATCCAGAAGCTTATAACTAGCAAACCTGTAAAAAACTTTATTGTTAAAATATCCTTTTCTTTTCAAGCTATCCAATACACCAACTATAAAAAGCGCATAATTTTTACAATCATTTCGACCTATAGAAATTATTGCACTAGGTGACATTATTTTCTGATTTGCTTCGCTGTCAATTGTGTATTTAACATTTTTTTTAAGAAATTGGAAAATTTTCTTTGCAGTTTGAACCGCACCACCTGAATAAAAATTGTCAGAAATTTTATCATATTCACTGGCATAAGTTTTATGAGCTTCTAGCATTGCTGTAACAATATCTTTTACTTGTTGTTCATTAACCAACAAACGGCGTTGATTACTGAACGGTGTTAATCTACCAAGTAAAATATTTTTGTCCATTAGATAGCTGATTTATATTGAAAAGGCGCAACAATTCCGTCAAAATTTGCCGTACCTTTTATTTCGTAAATTGCACCTTTTTTTAACCAGCCCTTTGATGTTAAAAGCGTTAAAATTCCAATGCTAGGGCTAGCAATAACTTTTAAAACACTTTCGCTTTTTGGCGCAATTTTTTGTTCACTAAAATTTGAAAAATCTGCCACTTGTTTTCCAGCAAAATAAACTTCACCCTGTAGTGCAGAAATTGTGCCGCTTGATGCTGTTGGGTTCTGTACTTTAAAATTTAATTCAATCTTTTTGCTAATGCCTGATCCAACAATTTTTATTTTGTCAAATAACAATTTTGTTTTTTCACCAAATTGTTTTTTTGAGTAAACAAAATAGGCTATTGCAGCCACCGCCAAACCACCAAAAATTAAATTTTTTTTCAACTTTTCACAATTTTTGTAAAGTTATCAAATATTTTTTGTATTCGTACCAAATATTTTTTTTGAAAAAATGATGCAAGGGTACAGGGTCACACCCCCCTTTAGGGGGGGGTGACCCTGACCCGCGTAATTTTCCAAATTGATGAACTAGGGTCACCTACTGACCCGCCATTTTACTTTTTTTTCACCTTTGATAAAAAAGAACATAAAAAAAGGGGCTAAAATGCCCCTTGTTATTTTTCGGGGTTAATCCCGAACTATAAAACGTTATCAGAAGTACATACGCCTATCAAATTTGCCAGAAGTTTTGGAATACAGGTTTACATACCAAGCGCCCAATTTGCTGCCAAATTTGGCAAAGTTTTCTAAGTTTGAAATGTTGCGATATTTTCGGGGTGTTTGGGCATCCTGAAAAAAAATTATGCCAGTGTAAAGTTTTTGTGACATTTTGTTTGTAGTTTTGAAGTGAAAAGAAAGTGAATTTGATTAATTTAAATTCGTTTGTCGAAGTGGGCGCCTTAACAGCGCCTATTTTTTTGTCTTGTATTGTTCATTATGTTTTACAATTGTGCCGTCAGCAATCCAATCTTTGAGCAGCTTTTTAATGCTAGTTAAACCCTTTCCTGTGCGTTCACAAAGATCACTGGCTAGCGCATTATATCCTTTTGGTTCTAGTAGCACCTGACGCAATAAAATTGTTTTGTCAATGCCAAAAACATCATTGCTTTTATCAATTGGCGGGCTGTCAACCATGTACCAATCATTGCCCTGAAATTGTATTGAAATGGGGTTAAAATCATCACTAGAACGTAAAAAAGTACTAGACAATTCTATTGTCTTTTTTTCCTTGTTTTTTTCTACCCTTAAAACCGATTGACTTTTTCGATCTAAAAAACTACCAATATGTCCAATACTTAAATTATCTTTTTTGCCTAAATGCAAAACGCAAAGAATAAGTAAATCATATTTTTTTGTAATTTTTTTCAGCCATTGCACCAGATGAAAAGATTCGGCAACATTGTTAAAATCTTGAATCATGTCCAAAATTCCGTCTAGTACTAAAATTGAACAGTCAGGATTAAAATCTAAGTAAAATTCTAACAGCTTTTTTATATCTTCTGGCGTTTCTTCCCTTACAGATAAAGCATCAAAATTATGCGGCAAACTGTCAAGTAGTGTTTGGCGCCTGATTCGTTCCAATGTCTTGTAAAAATCAAAATTACTAGATTCAGTATCAACATAACAAAGGCGCTTTCTTTGATCTTGAAAATTAATTTTCATGTCAAAGATGTCCCATGTAGTGTAAGCGCTGGCAATTGCTGACGTTATGAAAAGGCTTTTCCCATTTTTGGGCATCCCTTGAAAACAAACAAAAGATTGACTACAGCCAATAGTTTTACCCGAAATCGAAAAAATTACTTTCTCGGTTTCGGGTATGTGGTTTCTCTTGAATTTTTTAGACTCAATTAATTCTTTTATTTCTTCGTTTGTCATAAAGAAATTTAAGAAATAATTTTGTTTTCCTTTTCTAGTTTTGCCTCAATGTAACTACAAAATAATTCTGCCATGTCATAAGCACATTTTATGCTAAACATTTCTTCTTCTGTGTGGTAATCTTCAAATTCTTTGCTAGTATAATTAGCTTTTAAAAGTTCTAGCGCAACAAGTTCTAGCTTTGTCATGCCGCCTAAAATTACTAATTGCCCAAATTGATCGTTAAATTTAATTGGATACGCTGGCAAATCCCTGTTTTTTTGGTTCATTGTTTAATTTTTAAATGTTCTATTATAATATTCTGTACCATCTTTATATTCAATATATCCACACGTTTTTTGTGTAAACCCATTATCCAAACCAAACAAATAAGCTTGTTCTATTTGTTGTTTTTCTAATTCCAATGCCTGCTCATATATAGCTTTAAATAAATTCGGGCAATCAATATTAATATTCCAAAATTCTATTGTTTGCATAAGTTTTTCAATTGCTGTTTGTTGTGGCATTGTTATTTGTTTTATAATTAAAAATATTTGTTACACTTTCAAAATAATTAATGTTTAAATTTTCTTCTAGTGCAAACATTTGCGCCTGTAGCTTTATCAATTCTAAAGATATTTTAACATTTTTATTATCTTCAAGCCATTCTATTAACCTGTTTATTCCAGTCATTATAAACTATTTTTAAGTTTTTGAATTTGTTCCTTATAACCTTCCATTGTTGAAGCTGCAAGCATTTTTACCATTGCATCCAAGCTTAAATAAGTATCACGTTGGTATATGCTGGTAAACACTTTGTTATTAAAAAAATGTATTTGAATGTTATCTAAATCACCATCAACAATTTTTTGCAGCTTTGCTATTTCGGCTTCATGCCATAAAATAGACTTATAAATAGCGCTAAAATCTTCGTAATTTTCGTCGTACATAATAAATAATATATTTAAATGTGAAAAAAATGTAAGCAATAACATAGACTGTTATACCTACAGGAATAGATACTAAAATGTAAAAAATTATGGCTAAAAGCCATCCTATTGCCCTAATCATGATTAAAAATTAAACCAGCTATCAGCTGTACAGGCAATAATAAGAATAATAATAAATGCAATGATTTGAAAAGTTGATTTTTTCATTTTTGATTAATTTTAAGTTTTAAATACGTTTGTCATGACAATATTAATAAACTAAATCAATACAAAAATCAAATTTTAAATATTTATTTTAAAAAAGTGCATAAAAAAAGGGAATGTAGAAACATTCCCCGACTTTAAACTATAATCTAACCTATGCGTACATCACTTTAAAAACAATTCTCTTTCTTTTGACCTTCGATTAGAAAGCCCCTGATTAATTATCCCTTTTACTTTATTCCAGCGTAAAAATTCATCTGCCACCTGAATTTTTGGGTAATTGGCATTTAAACGTTTTAATAATGTTGATTTTTTAAATGCTGATAGCCCTATATTATAAGCTAAACTTGTTAAGCTGTCAAGTTGATTTTGGTTAACAGTTACAGTTATTACTTTTTTTATTTGATTCTGTAAATCACTGGCAATTGTATTAAGCCATCTTATTGCTGTTGCTTCATCTATTGTATCACCTTCTTGTACTGGTCGTTTTTCATCTATGTTGTAAGTTGATCCAAAACCAATTGTCCAGACTCCGCCCTGATCTTTATAAGCTTTTAGCTTTTTTCCTTCAAAAACTGCAATAATATCAGATGCTTTTGATGTTGTAGACATAAAAAGAAGTATTACAATAGCGCCAATAATGGCATATTTTTTAAAATTGGCTGTCATGATCTTTGGCAAAAAATCCAACTAATAAAGTACCAAGACCGCCCAAAATCTTAGCAATGTCTTTTGAAGCAATACCATCAATAAGTAAAGGTAATCCAGCTACAGCGCCAAAAAAAGTAGTTTTAATGTTGTTGAAAAATCTTTTCATTTTTTTAAGTTTTTTATTTTTTTATAAGTATAAACACAAGTAAATAAACAGGTTAATGTACTAGCACCCATAAAAACAATTTTACTTATTAAATCGATTTCGGTTAAACCTACAATTGATATAAGTACAGTTAAAATAGATCCAGACACTGAATTATCCAAGTTCATTAATTGTGCTTTCATCAATTACTTTTTTTGCTACAGTATCAAAAGCCAAAACTATTGTATAAACATCATTTAAGGTATTAAAAATGCCTTCTTTTACAGATTTGTCTAATGCAGCTTTTAAAATATCTAAGGCTTGTTTTTCGGTTAATTTTTGCATAAAGTAAAATTAAGGAATTAATACAAGATTAAGTTGGTCAGCTGCCCAATTGTAGATCCATGCGTTAGCGTCAACTTCTGCATCCCATATCTCATAGTCTACACCACTTATTGCAAGCTGTCCTGAAACAAGAATTTGACTTCTTTGTTCATCAGGTGAAACAATAATTAATTCAATTAGTTGATATTGAAAAGTTGCAGTATCAATTAAATTATCACCATCACTGTACATACTAAAAACATTAGCTTGGTGTTCATTTCCTTTAAACCATGTTGTAATAGGTTGTATTTGTGCCATTTTTTTATTTTTTATATATAAATTATTAAACTTGTCTGCTTAATGTTGTTTGAAATGTTTGAACAGCATTGTAAAAATTTACAGCTTGTATTGAAGATAATGATTCACCAATAGTTGCAAAAGCATATTGTTTATTTGCAAAAAAAACGGCAGTACCATTACCATTTGCAGCCCCTAAATACAAATTATTATTTGCTAAATTAGTTGAGCCAGCAGTTCCGGTACCTACTTGTATCCCATTTCTATAAAAAAATTGTGTATTTGTTATTCTAGTTCCGCACCAAAAACCCCTCGAATCAATAGATACATTTACTCCAGTTCCATAAGTTGGATCCGCAATTCCAAAATAGCTAAAATTACCAGCATATCTTGTAATAAGATATGAACTGTCAATTGTCATTCCACTATTTGCAGCATTTGCAAAATCATAGGGAAGCCCTGACGCTGTATTATTTCTTACATACAATGATAAATGAGCAGATGTTTTAATCAAATTAATGCTAGTATTAAAAACAGTATC